ACAATCCATAGTTTACCATGCAATCTATTATCTTTTAAGTTATTAAGCCAGCCTTCAACAACACCTTTACGTGATCTAAATGTAGTCCATTGATCTATCATTATACCTTCGTTGCCAAGTTTTTCTAAAGAAGTTTTAGTAAGCTTAGGTGTTTTCTTAATAAATTCTCTACCCATTCTTTCCATTTTCCAATCATCAGGTTGCCATCCAATTGAATATAAGTATTCTTTAACTTGTGCTAGGTTACCCATGTTAGATTTCTTAGTTTCTTTTCTTTGAAACTCTTTATTTGCAGGCCATCTTCGTGTATCTTCAGGTTTAACATCCATATTAAGATACTCACTTAGCATACGTGCAGTAGCTGCAGTATAGTAACCTTTCTTAGTATACTTAGCTGTCTTAGGTTGCTTATCAATTAACTTAGTAACTGGTGGTAGTTTAGGTTCAATAATCTTTTCAATGTGATGCATGTTTGTTTCAATGCTATCTAGCAATAAGTTAGCTTTATTTATATTGAAAGCCCAGCCAGTATACCTACATTCTGCATCAAACTTTGCAGCAGCCATTTCATTTCGTAAACCTTTACGTATTAATGGATTCTTTTCTGCTAGATTCTTTAGTTCTATTGAAAGATGTCTATATATTATAGAGTTTAGTTTAACATCTCTTACACAATATTCCATCATTGTATCAGAGAAGTGTGACCAATCATCGTAGTTACCTTTATGATACTTAAGCCACTCACCCCATCCAGCTAACCCATGTTTATGTGGTCGTCTGTAATTTAATACTTGAGATGCTATCCATGTATCGAAGAATCTATCTCCATCATACAAATCAATATTATATAATTGTTTAATTATTAATGCATCAAAACCTATACCGTTATGTGCTACAAGTAACTTTGCATTTTGTAATAATGATAGACCCATTTTAATAGGTCCATCATATTTATCTGATTCATTAGTATATTTCATGATGCGATTAGTGTCTAGGTTTTGTATTACTAGACACCATATCTTAGTCGCATCAAGACCGTCAGTTTCTATATCAAACGTTAGCCTCATTCTTAGCCTTTCCGCTGGCTGCTAGCTCAGCTTTAAGTTTATTATTTTCAGCAATTAAATTATCAAAAACATTTATTAGTAATAGTTTATCTTTATCACCAACAATTGCTAATCTAATATCATCAATTGTTACAGGTTTTCCTTCTGCAACATTAGTCTTTTGTAAATCGTCACTCATATATATACTCCTTATTCATATTGTGAGTTTGCTATATTATTTTTAAGCTCGTTATTTAAATCGCGCTTTTCTCTTAATGTTTGAATGCGTTCTTTTTCTGATTCAAATATATCAGCAAGTATACCGCAATCATACTTTAATATTTCAGGTCCTTTCCAACCTTCAGGTTTAACCATATCTGGTAAACCAAATGGATTCTTCCTGGATTTATTTGCTCCAGGTTCTTTAGCCATATTAGATTTATGTACTTCTTTCCATACTCTATCAGCGTCACAGTTAAATAATTCTAATGTACCTATTGCAATAACAATAAGATCAATTAAACCATCAACTACTTCAACATGATCTTTCTTTAAGAATGCTTCTTGAGTTTCTTCAAACTCTTCTTCTAAGAAGTCTAATCTAAATGCTAAGAAATCATTTAATAATTTAAAATTTCTTGCTTCGAATTGGCGTGTAACCCATTGTTTAGCACCAAATTTTCTATGCATGATTCTAATATCATCATACCAATCTGTGTAATTTGCATTACGATTTAAGTTCATAATCTATACTTCCTTTATGTTCATAGTTATGTATTTCTATATGTTTAGGTTGAAACTCATACATATTAAGTTGTGGTTGTAAATTATATGTAGGATCTATATGTATATATCCATTGTTTATTTGATACCATGCAGTATTAAAATGTTCTTCATAAATATGTGCATCAGCAATTACTACTTTCAATGTACCTGCTTTAGCATTAATCATGTTAGCTACACATGCTAGCATAGTTGCACCAAATACCATATCACTAGGTACGCCTAGCATCCAATCACCTGATCTTTGATACATCATCATTGATAAAGTACGTTCACCAATACCGTTATGATTATCTTGATCTACATAAAACTGATACATAATATGGCAACATGGTAATGATAAGTTCTTTAGATTATCAGGTTTCCATGAATTAATAATATGTCGTCTGCCATATGGATCTACTCTTAAGTTATGTATGAGTTCATCTATTTGATTAACGCCATTATAATCAATCCAACTATTACCGTAATCAAGGCGTATATCACCAGTATCAGGATCTCCGAAGTCATTCCAATAATTACACCCCCATTTTTGAAAGTCTTTTATATTTTTAGGTCCTCTAATCATTGCAGCGTACTCACCGAATACACCGTCATAATGTATCTTACGCGATGTTAGAAGCGGAAAGTAACCATCACGCATATCAAATTCTAAATCTTTGAATGGTAAAGATCTTACTACACCACTTCTTGTCATTCTTTGATGACCAAATGTTAGTATTTCTTCTGCAGTTTTTAGATATTTATCGTTATATATTTGCATTAGCCAGACCTCTTTACTGTATCTTTTTCTAACTTTTTATTTTCTAAATACGCAGCAAACATTGCACAGTAAACTGACATATCTATTAGTGTATCTTCTAATGATTCAAAGTTAATCTTTTTATTTTCAGTTTCAGCAAGGCTTCTCATACGTAGATACTTAGTATGTATCATATGTATATAAGATTTATTACCAAACGGAAAGTAGTCTTCTTCACTAAACATTTCACCTTGGTAATCAGATTGTTTTCTTTCTTTCAGCTGAGCTGCTTCATGTAATATAGTTGATGCTGTTACTTTAGCCATACTATTCCTTTCTTTTAATAGTTTTCTTTCGATTATATTTGGTTTTATCCGGTACAACTTTAGATCTATACTTAGGATCTTCAAGCGTTTTTGCAATCGGATTTACTTTATATTTTAATTGGTCTTCAAATAATTTTATTGTAAGTTTCATAGTATACTCATAGATTAATTATTATTTTAAAAATTTCCGAGCGACAGCGAGGGAATTTAAATTAAGAATTAAATGTCCCCTAAAAGACATTTATGGAGGTTGTTATGGGTTATGAAAATAATGGTAAGCACCCGAATTCGTTGGCGCAGCTCCGACCAGTTATAGATTCTGAAAGAGCTCGTGAGATGCAAGCGATTGGCGCAGAGAAACGCCGAGAAAATAAAGCACTACGAGAAGCTATGAGATTATCAGCCTCTGAGTTTAAAAAAATTAAAGAGGAAGTTATTGCTGATATGCCATCGGCCGTTGATATACTTAAAGTACAGTTAGTTAAAGCAATGCAAATAGAAGATCAAGAAACTATTGAACGTCTTGCAATGGCACTAGCAGAGTACGAGCAACCTAAGTTGCAACGTATAGATCAAACGAATTTATCGTTAGATACGTCAGAGTTATCGGAAGAAGAACTGCAGAAGAAAATTGCAGAACTGAGCGGATGACGGTGGTTAACGGATGTGGGTTCGAATTTTAAAAAAAGCCTAGAGGTATCACTTAATTGTGTACGCTCTAGGCTTATTTTTGCGATCTTACCAGGCCGAGTAAGCTCAAGGAACCTGTCAAGAGAAGTCGTAAATATTTATTCTCGTCACTACCGAGTAGGAGGCCTTGACTCTTATCGCAAAACTTTTTGATTATCACGAACTATTTGAATATAGTCGTAAGCATCTTTCTTATTTTTGAATGAACCTAATGGAACCCAGTGAGTGCCATTAACTTTTTGTTTAGCTTTGATTTCATCTTTAGTAGCTAAGCCGAGATCGAGTGAAGTAGCTTTAGCAAATGCTCGAACTTTGTTATCGACTTTAGATCTTTCGGAAACATCGAAGTGAAATAGTTTAATCATTTTTCTTTATACCTGTAAATACATCAGAGATTTGACCGTAGATATAATGAGGTGAACTTGATTGCATAACAACACGAAGAACACCATCAGACCATTCTTCAGCAGATTCGATTTGAGAAATCATGAGAGCTACTTTTTTATGCGAGTATCTTTCCCATGCTTTAAGAACGAAGCCTGAAGAAGATATAGCAGGTCTGTATTGAGACTGTGTAGTTTTAGCAATCATACTATTACCTCAACATGTGAGTCAAGCCATTCTTTGTTGATACCTTTCATAGCTAAACGTTTTCGCATTTGATAAGTAGCTTTGAGACTAGCAATTCTATTATGAAATCTTATAGAATCAAATTTACGGTTTTGAGATTTACAGAATGCTACAAGTAAATCTATTGTAGCATCGCAAAGTAAATCTTCGTTAGCATCGTCAGCACACATTTCTGCAAGAGCTTCGAAGTTTTGTCTTGACATACTCATATTATTACAACCTTTACATTTTCAATGATTAGAATTAAGGCAAGGCCTAAGGCTATGCCGAGGATAAATCTAGGAACTGTCATACTAAACGATCTCCTATAGATTGTAAGATGTCGACTTCTTTTTGAATTTCTGTGTGAGGTCGATCATCTTGATGTTTAAGTAAGTATATACGATGTTCGATTAGATCAAGAAGCATATCGCGTTCTTTTTCATCGAGAATTAGTTTATATTTATATTCCATTAGTACATCATATATGTAGATCTAACAGGATCTTTGAATAGATGTTCGATCATATCGTCAAGATCATCATATTCGCCGTTGCCTGCAATAATAGTATTAAGATCAATTTTAGAAAGTTTATCTTTG